TAAAAAAATAAAAGATGGTATAGTTGAATTTATAGAACCTAATTCTAAAAAAGTAACAGTGCAATCTAAAGACGGAAAGATGAGAGAGTCCGTTCCTTCAACTGAGATTACTGTTAGAGCTGGTGCTCCAAGAACTAAAACAAACAACTTGTATGCAGATAGATCTGATCCTGTAGCATTAAAAGATTTATCTGAAGACGCAAAATTAAATATGTCTGAGGGAGAACTCTTACAAAAGATTATAAGATCTGGTGAATCAGGAGAAGGTGCGGCAAGAAGATTATTTCCTACCGATAGCCTTGGAGATAAACGTGGTAGAAATATTGCATATAAAGGTACAAAAATAAAACCAGACCGAGCAAGAAGAAATTACGAAAAAAATATATTTGCACGAGGCAGACAAGAAGCAAAAGAACAAGTCAATACGGATGAGTTAGTTGCCAAGCAAAGAGAGGCAAAAAACATGAAAGACGTTGAATATGCAAAAAGACATAGTTCTCGACCAACAGCGGATATGCCAGAATTTAAATTAAAAAATGGTGATCCTGATATAAATAAACTAAGAAAAGCTTTTCAAGATTTTGGAGACAAGGGAAAATGGAACCTAGGTGGTTCGGTGAACGTGAACGGGGCAGAAAAGTACCAAACAGTTACAAATAGATTTTCGGATAGAATGTTACCCAACAAGAAAAGAACAACGAGGATATACTAATGGCAATAGAACCTAGACAAATAGCAGGAATGATAGAACCATCTATGGGAGCGGGTGGTCAACCTATGATGGACGATGGTGCTCAAATAGAAGTCGATGTAGAAGAAGGACAAGAATTATTGCCCGAAGGCATTGAGATGATGGACGGTGAGGATGTAGAAGTTGAGGCGGAAGAATATGACCATGGAGCCAATCTTGCAGAGGTTCTTGATGATTCGGTTCTTGGAGAACTATCATCTGAGATACAATCAAAATTTCGTGAGGACGTTGAGTCTAGGGAAGATTGGGAAGAAGCTATTGCAAAGGGATTAGGGTTACTTGGTATTAATTACGAAGATCGAAGTGAACCTTTCTTAGGGGCCAGTGGTGTAACGCACCCTTTACTATCAGAAGCGGTTACGCAGTTTCAAGCACAGAGTTATAAAGAGATGTTACCAAGTGGTGGGCCTGTTAAGACAGCGGTTCTTGGAACACCGACCAAGGAAACTGAGTCACAAGCCCAGCGTGTTGAAGATTTTATGAATTACCAAATTACAGAGATCATGGAGGAGTACGATCCCGACACTGATCAGATGTTATTCTATCTGCCCTTAACTGGTTCCACCTTTAAAAAAGTATACTTTGACGAGACTAAGCAAAGGGCAGTTTCTAAGTTTGTACCTGCCGAGGATATGGTTGTTCCATACTCGGCTTCTGATTTAAGAACAGCAGAGAGGGTGACACACGTTGTTAGAATGACGTATAATGATATACGCAAACTACAAGTAGCAGGAGTATACAGAGATGTTGAATTATCTGAAGGAGGTTATGACGAAGACGAAGGTTCTATTCAAGAACGTGCTGATGAGTTGTTGGGACTACGTCCGAACTATTCTGATGACTCTTATACCTTATTGGAATGCCACATTGACTTGGATTTGGAAGGCTTTGAAGATATGGATATGGAGGGCAATCCTTCAGGGATTATGCTCCCTTATATTGTCACCATTGATCAAAGCTCTGGAAATGTGCTATCAATTTCTAGAAACTTTAGAGAAGAAGACACATTAAAGAGAAAGAGGCAACATTTTGTACACTTCAAATTTCTTCCGGGCTTTGGTTTTTATGGCTTTGGGCTGTTACATACAATCGGCGGCTTATCTCGTGCTGCGACTTCAATTTTAAGGCAGTTGATTGATGCGGGTACGTTATCGAACCTTCCAGCTGGCTTTAAAGCTCGTGGTGTTCGCATTCGTAATGATGATGAGCCTCTTAATCCTGGGGAATTTCGAGATATCGATGTACCAGGTGGAGATCTCAAGAACTCAATCATCCCACTCCCATACAAAGAGCCTTCAGCTACATTAGCCCAACTTTTGGGTGTGGTTGTTGATTCCGGTAGACGTTTTGCACAGGTTGCTGATGCAAAAATAGCTGATATGAACTCTCAAGCACCAGTTGGAACGACTGTTGCGTTGATTGAACAGGGTTCTAAGATCATTTCTGCTATACATAAGCGTTTACATTACGCTCAAAAGCAAGAATTTCGTATGTTAGGTGAGATTTTTAGTGAAAATCCGGTTCCATACCCTTATTTTGTTGGAAATGTGCCTCCAGAGACTATGCAAAAGGATTTTGATGGTCGTGTGGACATACTTCCGGTATCAGACCCTAATATTTTCTCTATGGCACAACGATTATCGCTTGCACAAACGCAATTACAGCTTGCACAAGCAGCACCAGAAATTCATAACATCCATGAAGCGTATAGAAGAATGTATGATGCGTTGGATATAAAGAATATTGATGCAATTTTACCACAAAAGCCACAACCACAGCCCATGGATCCTGCTACGGAAAACGGGAATGCCTTAAAAGGTATGCCTTTACAACCGTTTCCGGAACAAGATCATGAAGCACACGTTAGAGCTCATATTCCTTTCTTGGCGAGTCCTGCTTCACAGGCAAATCCACAAGGTTTTATTATGTTACAGTCTCATGTGCAAGAACACGTTGGTTTAATGGCTCGTGATCAAGTAACCACATTTTTTGAAAAAGCTTCACAAGAAGCTGAGATGCAAGGTGAACCTGTGCCAGAGATAGATCCAGCTGCAATAGAAGCTGCAATAGCTCAACAAATTGGTGAGATTTTAAATGAGTTATTACCGCAACTAGCACCACAAACTCCAGAAGATCCTTTAGTTGAGATAAGGAAGAAAGAGTTAGAGAATGATACAGCTGAATTGCAACGTAAAACAATGAATGATCAAATGAACTTTCAAGTTGACGGAGCTAAGATACAGCAAACTTATGAATTGGCTCAAGAACGACAGAAGTTACAAGAGAGCATTGCTGACGATAGAAACGATGTGAATGTGTATCGTATAAATACGAATGCTGCTTCTAAGGCAAGGGCTAACAAACCTAAATAAGGTGTGATATAATCTGGATATGGATCCAGTAACTATATCAATAGCCGTAGGTGTTGCAAGCAAAGCATTCTCTGCAATTAAGAGTGGGTTTGCTGTTGGTCGTGATTTAGAACAAATGTCTGGTGACTTAACTAGGTGGATGGGAGCCTCATCAGATATAGATAACGCTGAAAAACAAGCCAAGAACCCTGGAATATTTGGTAAAGTCTTTGGTGCAGGAAGTATTGAAGCCACAGCACTACAGGCTTATTCGGCTAAGAAAAAATTAGAAGAACAACGCTATGAGTTAAAGATGTTTTTAAATTTAACTATAGGACCTAACGCCTATGATGAATTACTTCAGATGGAAGGAGAAATCAGGAAAGAGCGTCAACGAACCATATATAAACAACAAGCGTTGAGAAAACAAATTGCAGAAGTAATTGGTTGGTTTCTTTTGTTCTTAGTTATAATTGGTTTCTTTACAGTATTGACCTCTATTTGGATTAAGAGAGCTGAAGCAAAAGATTACACTAAACAGCAAAAAATATGGCAAGGTAAAATAATTGAGCCCGTCTACACCACTTGCCGATTAAAAACGAGGAAAGTGTTTAAAGATAAGATGGCTTGTATTTACGTTGGGGCTCAAAAAACATATGAGTTAGAATTTGCTGATATTAGAGTAGGGTGTCCAAAGCAGTATCGTTGTGTGGTCAATAAGAACTCAAAGATCCCCAGCATTGATTCAGTGATGGAAAGTTTAAGAAGTATTGCAAAATAGGAGATTTAAATGGAAAATACAATATTAGATGCGTGGAATAGTTTATCTTATATAGAAGGAGCACTTTTTACACTGTGGCTTTTTATTTTATACTATGGTAAGGTTTGGGTTGATAATAGATTTGTCAAAAAGGATTGCAAATGTTCGCAGCGATAATTGGACCTATTGCAA